GGCGCCGAAGCCATACCGCTGGACGATCAACGGGCGCCGGGACAAGGACGGCAAGTGGTGGTTCACGCTGTGGGATGGGCCTAAGCTGGTTGAATCAGGGTATGAATCCGATCCGCTTAAGGTTCGGGCAGAGGAAGGGCAAGCATGAGCAATCAAAAGCTACGCGTGGTGAGCGTGAGCGGCGGCAAGGACAGTACCGCAACGCTGTTGTTGGCGCTCGAAACAAACTGGCAAGACGACGTGCGCGCAGTGTTCGCGGACACCGATAACGAACATGAGGCGGTTTACGAGTATCTCGATTATCTGGAACGAGAGACGGGCGTAACGATTACCCGCGTGAAAGCGGACTTCACGAAGCAAATGGCAACGAAGCGTATCAACCTTCAGCGCATCGCGAACGGCGAACCCGAAAGCGCGGTGTATGGTAAACGCCAATTCTCAGCACTGTGGACACCAGAGCGCGCACAAAGAGCGGCGGAGCTGATGGAGCCAACGGGTAACGCCTATCTTGACATGTGCTTAGTGAAGGGCGGATTCCCGAGCCGCAAGCGCCAGTATTGCACTGAGAACTTAAAATCTATTCCGTGTGATAAATATGTATTTTCTCTGCTTGAAGCGGGACACCACGTCGAGCAATGGCACGGTATTCGAGGCGATGAATCACCGCGCCGGGCGGCGTATCCAGATTATGAGTGGGGGCCGCTAATCAGCGTTCGCCGCCCAATACTGCGCTGGGACGTTAATCACGTTTTCGAGCAGCACAGAAAACACGGGATAAAGCCCAATCCACTGTACACCGAGGGCTTTAAGCGTGTCGGGTGTATGCCGTGTATCAATTCAGGGAAGGCGGATATATCGCGCATCGCCCGCCGCGCGCCAGAGCATATCGACAAGATACGTGAGTACGAAGTGCTTGTTGCGGAATGTTCACGTAACCAGATCCCCGCCACGTTTTTCCACATTAATTCAATCGGGGGAAGGCAAGGGGTTGATCAAGCCGTAGCGTGGTCAAAAACAACACACGGTGGGAAGCAGTACGACCTGTTAGGCGAGGCTGAGGACGTAACGATGTGCTCCAGCGAGTACGGGTTGTGCGAATGAGGCGTAAACTCTCCCGATGACCAAAGGCACCAAGCACATGACCACCAAGCAGCACGGGTTCGCTTGTGATGTGCTGGCTGGGATGACGCTGGTCGACGCGTACAAGAACAACTACGCGTGGGAAAACATGAAGTACGAGACCATCAAGCGGAAAGGGGTCGAGACCCGTGACCACCCGCTGGTGCTGGCCTTCATCGAAAAGGGCCGGGCTGAGATTGAGGAAGAAGTGAAGTCCGGTATCGTGATCGATATCCAGACCCAGACCGAGAAACTGGAACGGATTGCGAGCATGTATACCACTGACCCCGGCCCGGCAGTGCGTGCGATCGAAGCGCAGTCGAAGCTGCATGGCCTACTCATCGAGAAGCGTGAGGACATTACCGGCAAAGGCGTCCTGAACATTATGCATTGCCCTGATATCGAGACCGCCGAAGACGAGGCGCCCTCGCCGAATGTCTGACGTGAACTACAGCCTGGAGCACGCGCCAACGCTGGGGCGCTTCATGGCCTCGCGTCAGGCGAACATCGAGGGGCTGATGGGGCCATTCGGTTCTGGCAAGTCAGTCGCCTGCCTGATGAAGCTGATTATGCTCTCCAACGAAATGCCTCCCATGTCTGACGGCATACGGCGCGCCCGGTGGGCTGTCGTGCGGAACACCTACGGGCAACTCGAAGACACCACCATCCGCACGGTGCATACCTGGCTGCCCGAGCATAAGTGGGGCAAGTACCGCAAGGCAGACCATAGCTACCTTGTCGACGGCTTCGAAGGCATGGAGATCGAGTTCATCTTCAGAGCGCTCGATCGGCCCGACCACGTCCAGAAGCTGCTATCGCTCGAGTGCACAGGCTCGTGGGTGAATGAGGCACGCGAGGTGCCGCGCGAGATTATCGGGCCGCTATTCGGGCGCGGTGGTCGCTGGCCGCCTCGCGATGAGGTGGGTCCGTACAGCCGGCGCATGATTATGGACACCAACCCACCCGACACTGACTCGTGGTGGTATCAAGACTTTGAAGAAGAACCACGGCGCAAGTGGAAGCTATTCAAGCAGCCAAGCGGGCGGTCTGCGCAAGGCGAGAACCTGCCCTTTCTCGATCCTGACTACTACACGGACATGGTCGACGTGATGACCAAGGACGAGGTGCAGGTCTACGTCGACGGTGAATACGGTTACATTCAGACCGGCAAAGCCGTCTATCCTGAGTACGTGGATTCATTCCACTGCCGTGAGTTTGAGGTCACGCGCCAGCCGATACTGCGCTGCTGGGACTTTGGGCTGACGCCTGCGTGCGTGTTCCTGCAGCTGATGCCGAATGGGCAACTGCGCGTCATCGATGAGCTATGCGCTGAGCGTGCGGGTATTCAGGCCTTCGCCCCATTGGCGACTGCGCACCATATGGCGCGGTATCCGTGGGCAACGCCAGATCGCGGATTGGTGATGGATATTGGCGATCCGGCAGGCGGCACACCCGGCGAGAACAACGAGCAATCATGCTTCGATATCATGCACAACCTGGGCATCGAGATTGAGGCGGGCGAGCAGCAACCGACACTGCGACAAGAATCTGTCCGCTTACCGCTCATGACTGCGCTCGATGGGCAGCCGGGCCTGCTGATTCACCCGCGCTGCAAGATGCTGCGCAAAGGCTTCCAAGGTGAGTACAAGTATCGCCGGATGCTGGTTGGTGGCACCAATGCGCGCTATGCCGATAAGCCTGACAAGAACAAATTCTCACACCCGCATGACGCGCTCCAGTATGGCGCGGTGCGGTACTTCGGTGACCGGGTTCGAGGGCGAGAGCCACGACCTGGCGAGCAGCGTCAAATTACCGCAGTTAGTGATTTTGACGGGTTGGACTACAATCTAGGCGTGAATAACGGGAACGACCAGACTCACGCAGTTTCTGACTTCGATCCGTACAACCTTTGAGGGCTTCATAGTGGCAGCGTTAACAATCAATCAGCACTTCGATGCGTGGAAGTCGGGCACGCTCCCAGAACGATATCCGCAACGCAAGAAAGCGACCTCTGGCACGGCCTCGGGTGGCGGTCCTACCGTCAACGCAAAAACGATTGATTACGCTCAGCCAGGCTCCGGTGCCGCTGGTTACGGGATAACCAAGACCAACGCTGTCAGCAAACTCGATACGCTGTACCAGAACTACAAAGTAGGCGGCGACAGTGGGGGCGGTAACGAAACCATCTTCAACGCAGTGCTCGCTTGGGGTGGAGGTTACGAAGACCGAGGCGGCACCGGTGACCAAGGCACGAAGCTCGCAGAGTGGGGCAAGACCGGCAAAACGACCGGGCTGAACGCTATCACCGCACTCAATTCTCTGGACTACGCGTTTCGTGAAGCAGGCCGACAACAGCAAACCAAGGTTGGGTTCTTCGATACGGTGGTCGGCAAGGTGCTCAAGATTGGCGCGGTCGCAGCGGCGGCCTATTTTGCCCCGGCGGGGTTCGGCGCTTACGCGGCTGCAGGCACGAGCGGTGCAATAACTGCAGCCGAAGGCGGGAGTATCGGCGACATTGCCCTAGCAGGCGCGAGCGCTTACGCCGGGGCTAAGTTTTCTGCTTACGCTTCCGAGAAGTGGGCGGGGTCTCTTGCTGGGACGGGCTCGAGCGGTGGGGCTGCTTCGGGTGGTGGCTTTTCCTACGGGGCAGATGTGACGGCAGGCGCGGCATGGAAAACACCGAGTTCGCTCTCTGCGTCGAGCTTTGCCGGATCTGGTATTGGCATCGCCGGCGCTGCAGCTAGCCCCAGTGTAAAAAGTAAGGCTGCCGCCACCAGTCCGTCAGCCAAGATATTTAATAGTTTCGGGAGTAAGGCTGCAGGCGGTGGCGTCAGCGCTGCAGTGCAGAAGGTAGGCAAGGCCTTAACCCTCGACAATCTGGCAAAGGTTGCGATGATCGGCTCAGTTGGCGTGTCTTTGTTAGGTGCTAAGGCCGCTCTCGATCCGAAGGTTTCAGCTGCACCCACGCCGGTGTCCGCACCTAAGGTACTGGGCTTCCCCGACACGGACGAAGTCTTCAAGCCATCTGAGCCACTGGCTGCAGCTATCGATATCCGCAAGCAGCGCAAGTACACCGACACCAATCTCACATGGGGCACAGGCCTGACCGGCAACGTGCAAGTGCCGACATTGTTCGGCGCAGGTTCCACAGCAGGAGCGTTCTAGTGTCCAAGGTTCATGAGATCATCGAGATGCACAATTACCTCGACACGACCAAGCGCACGCTGGCGACGGAGTTCCAAGAAATTGTCGACTACGTGTTGCCCGACCGGTCGAACGTGCAGCGCTGGGAGTCACCGGGGCAGCGACGCGGCACCGTGCGCTATGACTCGACGGCGGTAGAAGCGGCTGAGATTCTGGCCGGTAATCTGGCCGCGACACTCACCCCTCAAGCCTCGGTCTGGTTCCAGTTGGTCACCAAGAATCCACAGCTGCGGCAAATGAAAAAAGTAGTCGATTGGTGCCAGGAAGTGCGCGACCTGATGTTGGGCGCGATGAGCACCTCCAATTTCTACCTGGCGATGGATGAGGTTTACCTTGACCTTGTCGGCTTCGGGACTGCGGCACCGTATGCCGAAATGCTGAACGGGCGACTGCATTATCAGTGCTGGCCTATCAAGGACTACGTGTTCACGGTCGGCATTGATGGTCGGGCCAATGCTATCTACCGCAAGTTTAAGATGACCGCTGAGCAGGTGTTTAATCGCTTCAGCCGCCACCCGGGCAAGAAAGAGCTCGGTGACATAGTCACTGCGGCCATGTCATCGACTGCGGATGCGCAGGCTTCACAGCGTGAGATTGAAGTCATCCACTGTATTGCGCCGCGCGAGAAGTACACGCCGGGCAAGCCAGGCTTTCAGAACATGCCGATCGAATCGGTGTACGTGAACGTCGATGACCGTGTGATTATGGCCGAAGGCGGCTATGAAGAAATGCCAGTGTCAATTGCGCGATGGCGCGTGACTTCAGATGACGCAGGCTGGGGGCGCGGACCAGGCTCCACCTCGATGCCTGACGTTCGCTCACTGAATGCTGCCAAGCGGATGATTCACCGGGCCGCTGCTAAGGACTTGGACCCGCCTCTGATTATCGAAGACCGAGGCGTGATTGGTAGCGTGCGGACCACGCCCAACGGGATTACCTACAAGCGCAAAGGCGCCGAGGTCGATTACCTGACCAGTGGCTCGCGTATGGACTTGGGCATCTTCGACGTGCAGGAACTCAAGAGCCAAATCCGTAGCGTGTTCTATGCCGACCATCTGCGCATGCCGCCCCCACAGGGCACGCCGATGACCGCTACCGAAACCCAGATCCGGTGGGAACTGATGGAGCGCCTGCTTGGGCCGACGCTTGGCCGGGTGATGACCGAGCTATTGAATCCCGGCGTTGAGCGGACTTTCGGCTTGATGATGCGGACGGGGCAGCTACCCGAGCCGCCTCAGGAAATGATGGAAGAAGAAATCGACATTGAATACCAGGGGCCACTGGCACGCGCGCAGAAGCAGCCCGAGATTGCAGCCATCGAGCGCACGTTCGCTGCGGCGGCAGGCCTCGACCAGATGACCCAGAGCAACGCGGCTACGATGAGGCTCAACCCCGATGAGGCGGTCAAGATACTGGCTCGCTTGCACGGCTTCCCGGCTGACGGGCTACGTGATGACGATGAGATTGCAGCGATGCAGCAGCAGCAGCAGGAAGCCATGGCTGCACAGCAGGAACGGCAGGATGCGGCGCTTGCGGCTGATATGGCGGGCAAGGTTCAGGGAGCGGCGGCCTAACCGATGGCGGCTGACGACCGAGAAACATCAGCCGCCCGAGAGCACGCCCTTGCGCGCCTCGAAGGCGAAGCGCCGGGGAGCATCCGCGAGGCGACACGCTCAGCCTACCGCGACGTCCTCAGTACCGATTCCGCACGGGTTGTCCTTGAGGACTTAATCCGCGCATACCACGACCGCACCTCTCCACAGGTAGAGGAAGCGGTTGCAACCATCGACCACCCCTACCGCGCGTATTACGTCGAGGGTCAGCGCTCTGTGGTGCTGGCTTTACGGGAGTTGGCCGAGGAATTATTGAGAGGCGATGAATCATGAGTGAATTTCTGGACGCGTTACCCGAGCACCTGCGCGGTGCCGTTGAGGGTGCCGGTATCGATTCGGTCGAAGGCTTGGTGCAGAATTGGGCAGATGCGCAATCAGCGGTCGGTTCAAGTATCCGTATCCCAGGGCCGGACGCTGGCGCCGAACAGGTTGCCGAGTTTGACAGCCGGCTGCTTGAGAAAGTACCACGACTGGTGCGGCTTCCTGATGGCGAAAGCGCCGAAGAAGTCTCAAGATTTTACGGCGCATTGGGCCGACCAGAAGCACCAGACGGCTACGCATACGGTGATTTGCCCGCTCTGGATGCAGGCTCAGATTCCGACAAAGCGACTTGGACCGAGGCTGACAAAAAGACCCGCGAGTGGATTAGCAATATCTCCCACAAAGCGAACCTGACAAACACGCAGGCCCAGGTGTTGTACTCAGACATGATTGAAGATGCGCGCGCGAACGTCGCAACGGCTATCAATCAGCGGGACACGATGGCCTCCAAGCTCCGCGAGGACTGGGGGCAGGACTATGACCAGCGCATGGTGATGGCTGGGCACGTGCTCAAGGTGTTTGGCGGCGAGGAAGGTGCAGCGCTTGCGGCACAGGAGTTGGATGCGACCGGGCTGTCTAATTCCCCCGCTATGGCGCGGATACTGCACACCATCGCGTCCAACCTCAGCGAAGACCAAATCATCGACACAGGGGTCACGCCGTCGAGCCTGACCAAGACCTCAGAGCAAATCCGGGCGACGCTGAACGAGATGCGCGGGAACAAAGACCACCCGATGCACCATGCTTCAGACCCACGTCACGGTGATGCGATGGCGAAGATTGATTCGCTCTACAACGAACTTGAGGCCTTGAAGCGGCACGCCGCTTGAGCTAGTCTCAGTTCTGAAGAAAGCAGTTTGCCCTGCAGTCGCCCACCGGATACCCCCACGTTCCGGTGTGGCGACACTTCTCGGGGAGTCCGCAAGGGTCCGGGTGACACAGTGAAAGCACTGAAGGCCAGCGACCTTTAATCGCAGACGGGTCCGGTTCGAGCGGGTAGTCCTTCGAAAAGTTGTTTTAACTTTCGGAGGACAGATCCATGTCAACAGAAGTATCCGTCGCACACGTCGAAGCGTACCGCGACAATGTCATCATGCTGGCGCAGCAAAAAGGCTCGCGCTTGATGGGCACTGTACGCAATGACGGCGATATCATCGGGCGGACGTGTTACTACGACCGCATCGGCGCCACTTCTGCCTCGCAGGTCACGACCCGCCACGCAGATACCCCACTCACAGACACACCGCACTCACGTCGCCGTGCTGAAATGACTGATTGGGATTGGGCCGACCTCATCGATTCCGTCGATCGCATCCGCACCATCTATGACCCAACCAACCGCTATGCGGTCAACGGGGCATGGGCTATTGGGCGCGCCGTCGATGACGTGATCATCGATGCAGCCAGCGGCAACTCGTATGAGGGACAGTCTGGTGGCACGGTTACCGCACTGCCCGCCGCGCAGAAGATTGCGCATAACAGCACGGGGCTGGATTTGGATAAGCTGCTCGAAGCCAAGGAAATCATTGACGCGAGCGACGTGGACCCAGAAATTCCGCGTTTCTGCCTTGTTACAGCGGCCCAGATCACTAACTTGCTGAACGTGACGGAGATTCAATCAGCCGATTACAACACCATCAAGGCGTTGGCGTCCGGCCAGGTTGATACCTTCCTCGGTTTCAACTTCATCCGCACACAGCGGCTGGATACGGACGGCACCAATCGCCTCGTCCTGTGTTACACGCAGGCTGCTATCGGGTTGGGCATGGGTCAGGAACTCATGGTCGACATTGGCCCACGCCGGGACAAGCGCAACGCCACACAGGTGTACGTGTGTGCTTCACTGGCCGCAACGCGAATCGAAGACGAACAACTCGTCGAGATCGCCTGCGTCGAATCGTAAGGTCGGAAGACCTCAAGGAGTAGGCTGATATGGCTATAGAAGAAGTATTGTCCGGGACGATCACCAACCGTGATGCGATCCCGATTGCGTTTAGCGCGGGGAACTTGGCGGCTGGTACTGCCAAAATTGCCGTGGGCACGGTGGAGATTGGCGTCTTTGACGCCGGTTCGACTTATCGCATGTTCGAGATCCCCTCGAACGCGATTGTTCACCGGGTTGAGATTAGCTGCGATGTAGGCATTGTTGCCGCCATCGCCAATGTGGGCATCTACCAAACCACCAATAATGGTGGTGCGGTGGTTGACGCGGACCTGTTCGGTTCTGCTGTCGACCTCGATGCTGCAGCCCTGACTGACTCAAGCATCATGCACGAGTCGGCGGTAGTGGGGATTGAAGACGTCGAAAAGGAACTCTGGTCTGCGCTCGGCTTGTCTGCCGACTCAAATCGGGGTTACGACGTGGTCATCACCACTACCGTGGCTGCTACAACCGGCGGAACGGTAAGCCTGCGAGCCTGGTACACCACGAACCAGTAATCGCGTGACTACCTGGTCCTCGGAAGTCGCGATTTGTAACGGTGCTCTCAACCTTTTGGGTGCTGAGAGCATCGTCGCGGTCTCCGATTCCCGTTTCTGCGACGCCTACTTCGACCAGGCGCGGGATGAATGCCTGGCCGCATACCCTTGGAACTTCGCGGTTCGTCGCACGGATTTAGGGGCACCGCTCGCGGCAGGCTCCGAAGGCTATCCGGTTTATGAATGGACTTACGGATTCTCTCTGCCCCGGGGGGATAACGACTTCTGCCTGCGTGTGATGGACACCAAGAACGGCGAGCCTTATCGCGTTGAGGGCAAGTGGCTGTATGCCAACCACAACTCGGTCTACATCACCTACATTCAGCGGATTGAGAGCATTAACGAATGGTCTCCGCACGCGAAGATGACGCTGTCGGCCAAGCTGGCTTCGCTGATTGCCTATCCGATCACCAAGTCTTCGACCATGTTCACCAACATGCACGGCCTGTATATGAACTTGCTCGCCGATGCGCGGCAGGTGGATACGCAGGAAGGCACCCCGGACGAAATCCGTAGCGACGAGATACTAGACGCCCGCTTCGGGTATTATCCCCACTTGTCGGGTAACCGATACTAAGGAGTCGGCAATGGCGCGAGTCGTTCCGGTTCACACGAACTTTACCGGTGGCGAGATATCCCCCCGCCTGCTGGGCCGGGAAGATATTGAGCGCTACCGCTCAGGATGCGCGACGCTCTCCAATTTCGAGATACTGCCGCATGGTGGCGCCCGTCGCCGGGCTGGGTTCCACTACGTGGCCTCGGTCAAGGATTCGGACGAAGTCTCACGCCTGCTGCCGTTCGAGCACAGCGTGTCGGTCGCCTACGTGCTCGAGTTCGCGGATCTGTTCATGCGCGTATTTCGCGACAACGGGCAGATAGTTACAGCACCTGACACCCCCTACGAGATAGCCACGCCTTACCTTGAGGCCGATCTGTTCGACATTCAGTACGCACAGGCTTCCGATGTGATGTATCTGACGAGCGCGAACTATTGGCCGCGCAAGCTGTCGCGCACCGGCGACACTGCATGGACGCTCTCCAATTACGTCCCGATTGACGGGCCATACCTCGACGCCAATGACACCGCGACGACGCTCAATCCCAGCGGCACCACGGGCAATATCACGATCGTGGCAAGCACTAGCTTTTTCAATGTGGGGCATGCACCGGTCGGCACTGAGCCGGGCGCCTACTTCCAGCTGCATAGCGGCTACGTGCAAGTGACCGCTTACAACTCAGCTACGTCCGTCGACGCCACTGTGCTGGATACGCTATCAGCGTCCACAGCGACGACAACCTGGCGCGAGGGCGCATGGTCTTCATATCGCGGGTTTCCCAGGGCAGTGAGTTTCTTCGAAGAGCGGCTGTACTTCGGCGGCACAGACTTCCAGCCACAGACGCTGTGGGGTTCTGCTG